TCTACATTAGTCATATTATACCTCTTCAAATAAATTTGTGTATTGTGTACTAGCATTAACTGTCTTTTTGCCAGTAGCACCTCTAGTTCCAATAATAGACATCCAAAACCTTGAAAACTCTTCTATTATTTGATCTGCTTCATCTCTGTTTGAAGTTGCGAATATTGCTTCCACAACATCTCTAAAAAATAACCTGTCAAAGGACTCTTCAACAAGCATGTTTGGAATGATTCCATTGTCGTATTGTCTGTTTGCTTCTTGTACTGCATTAATGTGACTCCATACATTATGACCCATTTGGATCGCATAAGAAAAACTATCCCATGATGTTTTTCCTTCTTTACCTATTTTATTTAGATCACCAGGAGCATAAATGCAAACATCTTTGGCTTTCAAATTTTGTGTAAGTGGTGAATCTTTAAAACTACCATGTTTACCTTCACGTACAAATGCTTGTGCAAAAGGCGTAGTATCTGTAGCAAGTGCTTTATTATCTATGCTAGGTACCATTCTATATACCCATTTGCTTCTATCTTGTGTTTCAAGTTCACAATAAATCTGACCATTTGCTGTGGCTAAGAACGGACTAGCACAATCAAATGTAATCATAAAGTTTTCATTGTGATACTTGCGAACTGCTCTTTGTATATCTGTTAATAATGTTGCCCACTCTAATTTACTAGTACCCAAAAAGTGCATAACATCATGTTTGCCTTTTTCAAGTAATCCATCAAAGCGTAATGCAACTAAACGTTTTAATACTAGATGTACATCACACATGTTCTGTCCACCCATTGACCAACCATTAAAATGATTTTCATACTTTTTAGGATCACAATAGTCTTTCATTTGCTGATACCAATCTTCTGCATCAGCATGATTCTCGCCTTGTAATACATTTAAGAACTTACAAGCACCTGTTCTATGCTTCATAAAGTAGTCGTTGTTAATACGTGTAGCATTAACGGCATCTTGATAGTTGTCAATACCTGTTGCTTTTGCACCTGCTGGTGAACGTGCTACCCAAGCCGGAATATCAAGTATCATTCCGTAATCCATATAAGCGTCCATCCACGCAAGTACTTGCTCACGTTTCTTCTGTGCTTTAGGACAATTAGGATCTTTCCAATCACCTTCCCACACACCTTTACCTATTTGGAAACCACCCGAGTCACCTAACATCCAACTATTGTTACGATCTCTATCTCGTACCATATCTTCTTTAGGTGCATCTTTATTAATATCTAGTTCGGCATGTCCTGCGGAATACAATGACCAATGATAGTTAAACAATCCTTCTTTTTTGTTTAACCAATTCATACTTTCCATACTAGGATACGGAATACGATTCTTATCAACGTATTCTTCTCTGCGTTGCTTACCTATAAAGGTAGCATAGAAACCACTCAACGCCGGTAAAAACGTTGCGTAGTCTTTTTGTTCTGTTGTTAAGTCCGTATTCATTATATCTCCTATTTAGATTGTGCTGGCAAAATGTATTCATAAGTTGCCAAACCACTGTCTACTTGAATTTGCATAGCACCTTGATCTGAGAACTTCATTACTTTGTCACCATCTAAACTTAAAATAGCAAGTGTTTGTTGTACTGGCCATGCCCATTCATTTTTAAGTGAACCTGTTACACCTGTAGCAAAAATAAATTCACCTGCGTGTGTACTAGCATCACCAAACTTGAACTTGACGTCTGTACCATCTGTAAGTACAGTAAACACAGTTTCTTCTGCGTTTGCAGTTGCCTGCATTTTAAATCTCTGTACACTTGCCATAGTAGGTGAAACTTCTACGTCCCATGCCGCACCTTTAAACTTAACAGTCTTAAGTTTTTCATTAATGATTTCTGCGTTCATAAAACGATAATCATTTTTAAAGTCACCTGTTTTGTTTTCAAAGTGTATACCAGTTGGAATCTGTACACCGTTTCTGTCTTGACGTACAACATCAATAGTTGCTTCGTCTTTATATTCTGGACACTTCAAATGAATGTCTAGTTTGTTTAAGTTTGGCATACCAAACGTACCCTTCATTTCTACTTGGGCGTTTTTAGTATTTGCCTGCATGATCACAGAGCGATCCTCTGCCATGCTATCGATACCTGTTTGTGCATCATCACCATTGACCTTAACAATGTTAAGAAAGCCAAGTGCATGTGTATGTGCAACAATGTCTTGTAAAATGTCTTTCATAGTTTTCTCCGTTCCTTATATACTATTATATTTAGAAAATCATTCAAAGTCAAATAAATTATTGAATGTATTCTTCTGTTCGGTTGATTTAATATCCCAATCTAGCACTCCAATTAGATTATCTAACTTTTTATCGATGATTGCAGTTTCCATTTCGTCATCTTCAAAAGGTAGTTCTTGGAACCATTTTGGTAGTCTTAGTTCGTCCGTTGGGTACGCAACCGAAGTATATCCCATTGGATTTTGTTTTAGTTTGCAAACAATAACTTTCATACCGTCTACAATCTGCATACTAAATTTGTCACCGTTCATATCTTTTAATGTGTTCCAATTAATAGAAGCACGAACGTGTCCAGGCATGTTTACTTTGCCTAATTTTTTAAGTTTAGCAAGATAGTCTGTTACGTTATTTGCACGTTTAGGAGAACCTTTCTCCCAACCAGGTCTTGCTTTAAATTTAGTTCTAAAATCTGTGATCATATCAAGTATTTCGACTTCCTTGCCATCTGTTAGTACTGCTAACAATACTTCACTTAAAAAGTCTTGCATAAACACAGGAGTATCAGAACGTTTAAGATCTAATCCCATTGCTTTTACTTTACCAGGCTTGCCTTCTGTATCTGTTCTAAATCCTTCATTGTCATATATTAGAATTGCATAACGTTTTTTAGTAATAAACAATCCTTTTTCACCAACAACTTCTCTACCAGCGGCAATAACTTCACCTCTGCTTTTAGGACAGTGAAATGCATTTCCCATAAACTTTGGAAAAGTTACATTTGCTTCTTCACATATTTGATCATACAGTTGAATTACACTTTCTTTATTCCAAGGAATATCGCCTTTGTCAATTTCTGCACGTAAACTAGTATAAGCACTAAAGTACACAGAGTCTGTATCACCATATATAATACTTTTACCTACATGATCATACTCGCCTGTAATAATTTCATTTACTTTTGCACTCATATGTTTTGCAATAGCACGACCTGTAAGTGTAGTACTTTGCCCAATTCTATGATCAAAGAATCTACACCCTGGGTTTAGGATTGCTCCATATAAACTATTTAGGTTAATCTTTTTAACAAGTTGTCTTTTATCCCAAAAAGCAGTTTCAATTTTATTACCTGCATCTTGTGCCGCAATCTTTTTAGCCTGCATTTCTTTACGTTCAGCATACCAACGTTTTAGTAGTCCAGGAATAATACCTTCAAACTCTGTTGTAAATAATGTACCATTAGCACTAACCATCCATGGTTGATTACTATCAAAAATTAGTTTGTAAACTTCTGCGGCACTTAATGTATCGCTTTCGCCACCTTCCCAATCAATAGTAATTTCAATATCCTTGCGTTGTTCCATTACATAATCATATTCAAGACTACCAAACTTTCCTTCCCAAGCACCTGCAAATGACTTCTTTTTAAAGTTCATTTGTTCGCCTATAAATTCTTCTGTATGGTTTTGTTTAAGTTGTCCTATAACTGTTGCTGGATCCATATTCAAACTTCTAATAACAGAAGGATATAGTGAATTCAAATCCATTGATGCAATCCAATCATGCAATCCTTTCTTAGGATATGCAACATATGCACCAGCCGCCTGCGATGAACCTGGCTCTCTGTGTACTCTATTGGGTACAACATAACCACGCCTGTGTGCTTCGTTAATAATTGCTTGTTCTGTAACTGCGACAGCACCCATTGTAGTTGGTAGCAACACTGTGTTTGCATGTGCAAGTTCATTTGCTAGATCAATAAAGCGTAGTTTCTTATCAAGTTTGTCTAACAACAGAACGTCTTGTCTGTTATATTCAATAAATGTTTTAAAGTCATTGTTATATAATTGATCTAATGTACCTTCATATTCAGTTTTCTTTTCACCTACTTCTAGTTCACCAATAGCATCTAGTCGATAAGTGTGTCGTTCTTCATATGTGTACTTACGATATAGTTCAAGACTATCTAAGTGTTGACGTCCTATAAGATCATATGTTTCTTGTTCTCTACCAAACTTTTCATATACTCTTTTCTTAGGATAAGCGTTCCATAAACAAAAACGTCTTGTATCTTCTTTACTTAAAACTCTTGTAATTCTGTTAACAGTATAAGGAATATCATAACCTTCACTGTTCCAGCCTGATAAAATATCAGCGTCTTTAATTAAATCTAAAAATGTATCAAGCATTTCTGCTTCTGTTTCAAACAAATATGTATTAGGAAAGTCTTTACATTCTTCCTTTGCTTGTTCCATTGTAAGTGTTTTAGGAGGAAGTGCTAGTGTAATAAGACTATCAAGCCATTGTAAATGTACTGTAATTGCAGTAATGGCAGTAAAAGGATCTTCTGGTGAACTATAACCACGTTCAGGATCAAAGTCAACTTCAATATCAAAAAATGCAACGTTTAGATTAGGTGCATCTTGACCTAAATAGTTTTCTTCTAGTAATCTGTATACAGGATTGATGTCTGCTTCATATAGTCCGCGATGTTTATTAATCTTTTGTTCCCTAAGAAAGTCTTTCCAACTCTTACAAACAACACGACTTACAGGATCACCAAAAGTACTTTTCTGTTTACCTTTGCCGTCGCCATAATAAAATACATATCTTGCGGGGAACTCGCGAAACTCTCTTTCGCCTTTTTTATTTCTCTCTACAACCTTAATAATATCTTTATCACGATCCCAGAGTGCGTCTACATAACTCAATATCTTCTCCTTTATATGCCACTTTCGGTTGGCAAAAACCAGTAATGTTGCTTATGGCCAACTAACCTTCTTCAACACTATTTACTATTATAGTATCTTACCACTACAAAGTCAAGACTTTTTTTATCAAAATCCAAATAACTTCATACCATGATTTGCTATTGCATTTAAGATAATAGCAATGCAAGTAAAAATGTGTAGCAACACCCACCCAGTGCGTATAATTGCCACTCTGTCAGCCTTATTGTTATCTTCATATGCCTTTGTTCCTATTGCCTTGCACCAAATATCCCACAATTTAATCACCTTTTGTTTACCACCATAGGGCGGCTACTCCGTATCCAAATACGTTAATAACGGCAAAGTAGCCTGTTAGTAACATTACCCATGCCGCACCTCTACGTACTGCGGCGTAGCATTGTGTAACCGATCCTACAAAGAAGAACGGATATATAATTAACATGTTTGGATCTATAGCATTAAATGCCAAAGTCAAACTTGCTACTACTGTAAAGATAAAACTTATTAATTCGAATCCAAAAGCAACCTGATCACTTTTGTAACTGTTGATCCAAAAATCTTTTACCTTTTGCATTAGAGTTTGTCGCGACCAGTAGTAACCATAATAGTTTCTAGGTCTTCAAACTCATCAACGGCTTTATGCCATTCGCCTTTTTGTGCAATCTTAATTGCTTTGTTAATTAAACTTGGTTTAACATCCATTTCTTCTGCTACTGCTTTTACAGTATCTCTTAAACCTTCTTGTAGGTCTGTAACTTCTTGCAAAACATTTACACCTTCGTTAACGATCTGAATTAGTTTTGCTTTCTCTTCAGCACCAAATACTTTGTCACTCATGTGAGACTCCTTTTAGTAATTTGTTATATTATATATAGATTTATGCTAGTTGTCAAGTAATTTAAACGGAATTGGCACCAATTTGTCTAAACATTTAAACCAAACGTTATTTGGACCTATATGATGGTCATTTGGTAACAGTTCGTTAACTGCTTTGTTTACACCTGGGAAATCCATGTCATGTCCACATAACCAACCGTTTGGTT